GTGCGGACTAACCAAGAGGTTGACCAAAAACCCCGTTTTCGGCTATAATGTATGTATAGTTAATAAAAAGGAGCGAAAAATGGTTGGACTAACAGTTATTCAAGGCGATACAATCCGTGCATATGACTTCAAGCCAATGCTGGGTCGTGAAGATACTTTTATAGAGGGCGAAGTGATCGATGCCCACAACAATGAAATGGGTTTTCAAGCCTACAAGATTCGTGTTACCAACGACTCATGGAGAGACGGTGACGACGACAAAGGTCGTATTGGCATTGAGATGTTTGTACCTTGGAGAGTGAGCTTCAATGAGTTTCAAGGTCGCATCATGAATTTGAGCCGTTGATTTGGTTGACCAGAAATTGCCCATTTTGTACAATATTGATATAGTAAACAAAAAGGAGTTAGACATGGAATACACAGCAGAACAGATTCAAAACATTTTGACCGAAGCAAAAACAGAAGCCCGTCAAGCCGCTGAAAAATACTTTCAAGAAAAATTGGGTGGCAAAGATCAATATGCCTGTGGCTTTGCTTGGGTAGACATTTTTGGCATCAAAGGCAATACCAAATTGGGCCGTGCTCTCAAAGCCGCCGGTGTGCGTAAGAGCTACTCTGGCAGTTTCCAAATTTGGAATCCTGCAGATTTTGGTTGCCAGAACATTGACACCCTTGAAGCTGGTGCCGAAGCGGCCGCAAAGGTTTTTGAACGATACGGTTTCCGTGCATACGCAGGTAGCCGACTAGATTAAGTTTACGGGGAGATACTGGCTAGCACGGATATATGACATTGAACAGCGACAGAAATAAACGCCTCCCAAGTCGCTGGCCCTGTGGTTGTCATCTGGGATGCCGTGGCAATATCTTAATGTGTGTTGAACTAACCGCAGGCCAAACACACACCCCACCCTTTAATTTTTAGGAGACTGTAATGAACTGTTCGCCCACACTCACCGCAGAAGAATTCAAAGTCTTGCACAACAGCCTTTGGGAGTTGAGCAACATCGATAACCCCAAGGTAGCCGAATTGGTTGAGCGCATCAGGAGCCAGGCCTTGGCCGGTGCTTACGAGCAGGACAATCGTGAGTTTGAACGCAAGCACGATCAATATCGTCATTGGCAAGAGCATTATGGTCTAAAAACAGTCTGGAGCCTCTACGAAGTAGACAACATGACCCTGTGCCATCCTTACAAAGATGCCGAATATGTGGTTTACAATGATCACTGGGGAGAAGGTGGCGAAGTGGTACGCCGGATTGAAGGCAAGGATTGGAACGCCCTCTATCGCGCCGCGGATTCGGCCATCCAGGCATCCGGCGATGGACACCATATCTTCATCGAGTCTTTTACACCCATTGCAGATAAACCTGGACATCTGCGTCTCGGCACAGGAAGTTGACTATGGCTGATCATCAATTTGTTGTGATGTGGGATTGCAATGGCTTGGAGTACATCGGCGATGTTACTCAAGCCGAACAGAGCCGTACTTGGTCGGCACTCAAAGGCGAACCAGCCACGGTCAATATTCCCAATTTGATGCATCTCAAGCTCAGAGCCCAGTATAATATGCAAAGGCATTATGAGATTTATTTTTTCAATGCCACTGATGGTATCACAGCGGAAGACATCCGCGAAATGTTTGAAGCCAGCCCGCAAATGGCCGCTGACACTATCCGCAGGATAGGGCATTGTTTTCACAGCGATCGGGTCAGAGAGGATGAAGTAAAAATTAGATAAGGAGGAGAAAGCATGGTCAAAGTCAAAGCAGGTACTCGTTGGGCAAGTTCAGATGGTAATGTATTTCATGTCATGAGTGTGGCTGAATGCCAGGATGGTCATACCTGGGTGCATTATGAACAAGATAACATCAACGAATCACGGACTTTTTCATGTTGGATAGACAGTTTTGTTCTCCGCTTCACGCCAATCTTAAACGAAAGTCGCCAATGAAAGATTCCAACTTCCGCAGATGGTTACACGAGCTTTGGTTACGCAACTGTGACGAACGCACAGAATATCAACAATTACCTTACACCCAACAGGAATACTTCCGCCAATACAAATATTGGCTCAAACGTGAATACCAGCACCAACAAGCACAGGTTAGTACGCACTAACTTAGCGGGTGCAAAGAGGTTGACCAGAAATGCCCATTTTGCTATAATATGAGTATAGTTAATAAACAGGAGTTCGTATGTACCATACCTATTATCGCCCAAGTTATGCTCGCAAGGCCCGTGCTGTGAAGACAGCTCAACCTGCTGTGGCTTACTCGGTTGACACAGTATGGGGTGCCGCGGCCTATGCTCATCGTATCAATGATGGGTATTTCAAAGATGGTGTTTGGGACGTCAATCAGGAAACTGGCACTCAAACTCGCATCAAAGAACCCAATCGTGATTTGGTCAAGCAGGCCTTGAGCAATCAAAGTTTGATCTCTAACGAAGACCGTGCCACTGGCATGCAGGCTCGAGATTTCCTTGCACAGCAACTCACAATGAAAACCCTCAAAGGTGCGGTGAGTGATTTTGATCGCAGTCTCAGCGGTGTAGTCAGCCGTGAAGAGTTTACTGATCGTGACCGTCTTGAGATCGCTATCACTGCCAGCCAAATCAGCGCCTATGAGCGTGCCAAGAAAGACTTGGCCACAGCCGAACGCATCGATCACACCAAGGGCTATTTGGCCGACGTGGGCGCCAAAGTCAGCACCAATGTAGAGATCACCAAAGTCGTTTACTCACAGAACTACGGGGTGTACTTTATCTCGGGCATCACTGACACCAACCAAGCGGTGTTCTTCAGTTATCGCGAGCGTCATGATGTTGGCACTTGGTTGACCATCAAGGGTACCGTGAAAGCACACCGTCCGGATGCTACCCAACTCAGTCGTGTGCGTGTTATCTAAGGAGACAGTATGCAATTCATTATGGGTGTATTGATTGGTATTGCTATCGCTTCAGTGGGGTTTTCTGGAGTGGCCAAGATCTTGGATCGCGGTGTTGAAGCAGTAAAAACTCAAACGCAGGAATTAAGTAAATGAATGACCGTATGTTAGATGATGACTTGACCGAAGCAAACTTTGATTTGGAACAAGACATTCTAAAATGTTGGAACATGGTTGATGATGTCAAAGACATCTTGGCTGATATACGCCACGGTGCCATGGGTGCCGAAGATGCGGTACAGGTGCTTGAAGCCTATGCCGCGGTGTATCAGAATCGATTTGATCGTACCTTCCGTAGGTACGAAACAGTGTGTCGTGGCTTGCATGAGCTCCGACGTGCTGTCAAAGGCTTTGAACTTGCCCAAATAGCCAGCCCAAAATCTGGCAAAATGAGCAAATCAAAGAAGGCGAAACCGGTTGACAACTAATCCGGAATTTGCTACAATAATGGTATGCTTTAAAAAGGCATGCAGTTTTAAACTTCTCGTTAATCACAATTGAAAGGCAATATTATGGCTACTGATAAACTGTTTACCGTTGCTGGTACCGCTACACAAAATGGTGTTACCAAGGCACGTTTTGCAAACGACATGGTTGCTCGTGTCAAGATCCTGACCAAGTCAGGTTGCACCAACATCAATCTCATTGAGCTCCCAAAGCCAATGACCAAACTTGAGGCTTTGCAGTATCTGCAAGAGCAAGGTCAAGCAGGTGATGCTGGTTATGCTGTGGCATCAAAGTTGGCTGAGAAAGTCAAGGAAGCCAAAAAAGGCGAGATCAAAGTGGCTGTCAAACCCGCTAAAGCAACTGCCAAGCAGTCTGCTAAAGTGGCTGATGAAGCCTAATTGCAACTTGCAATCTACAAAAGCGGCTCTAGTAGGGCCGCTTTTTTTTGACTTCAAACGGATTAAATAACTATTACAATGGAACAAGATTTTGTCATTGACATACTAAACGAAGAGTCGGTTAAAGATTTAGTAGTCAACATCTGTTTGGTTCTAGCAGACTTTGGAATAACCGAAGTTCATGTGGGAGGACTAATGCGACTGGTGGGCATTGATGAAGAGCTCGCGGCCCAGCATGATGATGAGCTCATGGTCATCACAGACATCCAACAACTGCAAAAACAAGCAGGCGAAGAAACAGAGATAATTGAAGTAGCACCCCCGGGCACTACTGTACACTAACCAATGCACTACAACTCGTACTCGGGTCTTGAGCCCTTATTCATAGTGATCTTCCGAGACTCACAGGCCACTAACTTGCTCAAAGAATGGGCCAAGAAGAACGGCATAGATCAAAAACATGTGGACGACAATCGTTTACGACTATATAATCAACATGGCTGGGACAAATTCAGAACCACTTGGAATCGCTCTTGGGAGCGTGTTACTGTTTGGGACTGTTGGAACAAACGCCACATTGAGATAATATAATTTTGCAAAAAATAAAAGATTTCTGGAGTGCCAGTTTTCACTCTGATCGCACTGCGTTTTGGTTTGACCTTGTGAGCTTTGTGTTCACTGTGGGTGCCAGTCTTACCTTGGCATTCACTGCTCAAAATCCCAACATGGCCTGGATCTATCCGGGCTTCTTTGTGGGCAGTATAGCCGGAGTGTATGCATACTGGCGCAGAGAACTCATGTGGCCACTGTTGCTCACAGCATATTTTGCCTGTGTCAATGTATTTGGATATGGACGTGCAGTGAGTTGGTGGTAAAACCACTTGACAAACTTTCAGGATTCATACATAATAGCATTATCACAAGGAGTCTAAATGGACCAGAACGAATTTAATGCTCAAATTAAAATATTGATCGATGAGTATCGCTCGTTGAATCAACAATTGAATACAGCACCAGATCGCCAGGCCGTGATGCAACAGATGCAAGACTGTGTGCGTCGTCAAAACGCCTTGCGAGAACAATTTACCAAAGGAGAATCAAATGAGTAATCATGAAGCAATCAAAATAGCATTCGAAACATACATCGCCGAGAACGAAAAGTTTGCAGGCAAAGGTGTAAAAGCCGCGGCAGCTCGTGCCCGTAAAGCTCTACAAGAAATGAGCAAGGCCATCAAGGAACGCCGCAAAGAAATCACAGCAGAAAAAGAAGCTCTCTCAGCCAAATAAGGATCTAGTCGATGAACACATTATCAGCCGCTTCTAGTCTTAACACAGCCATTGCTGGTGTGCTTGGACGTATGTCCGCAGGCATCCTGGCCACCTTGGTCATTGCAGGAATCATCAACAGTTTGGGTCTAGTACCTGTGCTGTTTTCAGGTATCCTGGGATATGTTATTATCTTTGCACCCCTGGTCATGAGTTTGTACTTGGCCTGGAAAGGTGACAGCCTTTCCGAGGGTGCCATCAAAGCATGGTATTTTGCTTTTGCAGGCGCCATGGGACTGAGCTTGAGTGTTATCTTTGCTGTGTACACATCAGCATCCATAGCACAGGCCTTGATTGGAACCACAGTGAGCTTTGGCGCACTGGCAGGCTGGGGATATTTTACCAAGCGTGATATCTCGGGTTGGGGACCATTCTTGTTTGCCGGAGTGATTGGATTGATTGTGGCAGGCATTGTCAATATCTTTGTGGCCAGCACCGCACTACAGATGACCTTGAATGTGTTGACCATTCTAATCTTTCTTGGACTCACTGCCTATGATATGAATCGCATCCGCGACATGTTCTGGGGAGCTTCACAGTCTGAAGTTGGCCGCATGCAATGGTTTGCCGCATTGAGCTTGTACATCAACTTTATCAATATCTTTGTTTCGTTGTTGCAACTCATTGGAGATAGACGATAATGTGGGGCTTGTTTACTCCTGAAGAATGGAAAGCAATCAAGGAAAAGCTGACCAAAGCATCACCTAAATTGCTTTTGATTTTGACTGTGTTGGTCATTGGATATTCTTTTGGGTGGTACATGAAAGGGCAGGACGTAATGATGGATTGCAAATATGCCGGAGCCTTTCGTCACTACACTGACAGTTTTACTTGTCAACGAAAGCTATGACACGTTACAGTTCTGTATTGACCATCGTGGATGATCCTGACCATCCAGGAGAAATGTTATTGGATCTTGGCACAGAACTGTGCGAACACCTAGGGTGGAAACCCGGTGACGAGATCGAATGGGTAGACAACAAGGACGGAACATGGACTATACGCAAAAAGATCTCTTCACCACAGACCTAAGCACTCATATCACTGGTAGCAGTGGGTTTGATACAACTTATACACTGAGCAATCTTGATCTAACAACCAGCAGTGTGAGTATCAGTCAACCTTGGGTGACCACCAACGGTACCAGTGGACTGACTTGGGCTAACCTCAGTGAACCAGCATCAGGTCGAATCACTCTGCAAGGCCCTGACGCTGACATTGAAGTCAATGGTGAAAGTTTGATGACCATGCTCCACCGGATTGAAGAACGTCTCAACATTCTAACTCCCAATAAAGAGTTGGAAGCTGAGTGGGATCAACTGCGTGAGTTGGGTGAGCAATACCGTGAGCTAGAAAAGAAACTTTCAGAACAAGGCAAGATGTGGGACGCATTGAAAAAAATGCCTCCACCGGAAATTAAATGACACCAAAACAACGTATTAACTATATCGTCAAGTGGATTAAAAGTTATGCCACTAAAAACAAAATAGACACCTTGGTTGTGGGAGTGTCGGGCGGTATCGATTCAGCAGTGGTATCCACGCTGTGTGCTCGTGCAGGACTATATGTCATTGCCGTGAGCATGCCCATCCGACAAAGTGAACACACACATGATCTCAGTGTGCGGCACGGGCAGTGGTTAAAAGACAACTTTGAATTGGTAGATCATTACGTCATAGATCTCACTCCCGCCTTTGAACAGTTTGAACATGCAACTCGTGTGTTCAGTGATGAACTGGCCTATGCCAACAGTCGTGCTAGATTACGCATGGCCACACTGTATCAACTAGCACAGGCCAACTCTGGTATTGTTGTTGGCACAGGTAACAAAGTAGAAGATTTTGGTGTGGGCTTCTTTACCAAGTATGGTGACGGTGGCGTGGATATTAGCCCCATTGGTGACTGCTTGAAAACTGAAGTATGGGCCATGGGTCGTGAACTGGGTGTGATGCAGGACATTATCGATGCCGCACCCACAGATGGACTTTGGTCCGACGGGCGCACAGATGAAGATCAGATTGGCATGACTTATCCTGAGCTAGAGCGCATGATGAGTTTGGACTTATTGGATCGAGCTGATATTGCTAAAATTACAGGCAACAGTTGGTCAAAAGCTGACAAAGAAAAATTAAAACGCTATCGAGAACTTCGCTCTCGCAATTTACACAAAATGCAACCCATTCCGGTTTGCACCATGCCCAAGGAATAAGATGACTTATGTTGTGACTGAAGCCTGCGTTCGATGCAGGTATACAGATTGTGTTGACGTATGTCCAGTGGACTGTTTCAAAGCCGGTCCCAACTTCCTTGTCATAGACCCCAACGAGTGTATTGACTGTGCGGTGTGTGTACCTGAATGTCCAGTGAATGCTATCTATGCCGACGCTGATGTTCCTGCAGATCAACAGGAGTTCATTGAGATCAATCGAGAACTCAGTGCGGTATGGAGCAATATTACCAAAAAAGAATTGGCTTTGCCCGATGCAGATGCCTGGGCCAAGGTACTGCCAAAAAGACAGCTTTTGGATCGTGGTTGACCAGTAATTCGCGATCGCTTATAATACTAGAATGCAAACATTTTGGAGTTATCAATGACCATGCATCTTGAAGGTCCTTGGCTTTCAACCACTGGCAAAAAGAAAGGCCCTAAAAAATGGCCGTCTGCTGAAGCCAAACGCAAAGCAGAACAGCTGGACCAATCCTGGAAAGAAATGCTCAAGCGTCACGGCATAGAGCAAGAAAAGAAACGTCAGCGCCGAGCCATGACTGCAGATACCTGGCAACCAAAGACCACTGTGTTTCGCAGAGAAACTCCTGTTATTGGTAGCTTGCCTTTCACTGGTGGACCCTGTGTAAAACCCGCAGAAAAAGTCTACACAGGTACCAAGGTCAAGGGCATTGGTACCATGCACAAGTCAAATGCTGTGCCTATCTTCAGTGATGAGGAAGCAGTTGAAATCAGCAAGATGAGACGATGACACTGTACTCAGCAAGAGTTGATTGGCAAGATGGTGATACCATTTTACTATGGGACGGATTCCTAGAGTCTGTGATCGAAGTGTTTGGATTGCCTGGCAACCGCTATGTCACAGAACTGGATACTAATTACATGGATTTTAAATTTTACACAGAGCAGGACCGTATTCTGTTTCTCACAGGATGGTCAGCTCGTATTTTACCGGAGCAACAATGAGTTTGACATTTGAACAACAGCAAACCTGGAACCGACTCAACAATGAGCCGGGCAATTACTACGAGCAAAGCGCCGAACCCGAGCGTGAAGAATTCCGTAGTTTCATCAAGGGTATCCTACAGGACGGACCAGTGCTGGTAGAATTCCTCAAAGCCGACGGATCAGCCCGTGTGATGAATTGCACACTCAGCGAAGAACATGGTGCTAAGTACATCATGAAAGAAAACACAGTACCGGTGGAACGAGCACATTTGCCGCCGCGAGTCAACAACGATGTCTGCAAAATTTGGGACATTGAACAAGGCGCTTGGCGTAGTTTTCGCTGGGATCGGCTGAAAAGGATTGAGTTCTCAATTGGCTAAAGAAGAAGGAATCCGCATGGAAGGCACCATCACTGATGTACTTCCAAATGCCATGTTCCGCGTCAAAGTGGACAATGTTGAAAAAGAAGTCATGGGCATTATCTCAGGAAAAATGCGTATGCACAATATCAAAATCCTACTGGGCGACCGAGTGGAAATAGAATTCAGCCCTTACGACATAACCAAGGGCCGTATTACCCGTAGGCGGTAAATACAACATGCATCTAACCATACGTCAAGATCTAGAACTGTTGGAAGCCAGCACACGCCCTGCCAAGCTGGAAACCACTCCTTTGCCTTATGGTGAACGGGATCTTGATCCTGTGCTGAGTAAAGAAAGCCTGGAATATCACTACGGACACTTGGCCAAGGGTTATGCCAAACGCTACAATGCCGGTGAAGGCAATGCTGATTTTAATCGTGCTGGCAGTTTTTTACACAACATGTTCTTCCCTCAGCTTAGAGCTCCCAAAGGTGCAAATCGTCCCCGTGGGTCAAGCCTGCAACTTATCGAAATGAAGTTCAAGGATTTTGATGCTTTCAAAGAAGCAGTAAAAATAGAAGCCATGAAAATTCAAGGTTCTGGCTGGGTGTATATGTCAACATCGGGCGAAATCAAAACCATTCGTAATCATGCTGTGCGTACCGATATAGCCCTACTTATTGATTGGTGGGAACATGTCTGGGCTCTAGATTATCGGTGGGATAAAGAAAAGTACCTAGATAATATTTGGAAAATCATCAACTGGGAAGTTGTAAATGAACGCATCGGAGTGATAGCATAATCATGCAAGTACAAGACTCAGCAGTAGAGAAACTAAAAGACATCCTAGCAGAAGAAAATAACCCCAATCTTAAACTGCGTGTATTTGTGCAGGGTGGTGGGTGTTCAGGCATGAGTTACGGCTTTACCCTGGATGAAACACAGAACGAAGACGACTTTGACTTTGAATACTCGGGCGTAAAAATCTTGGTAGATTCAATGAGTTGGGGATACTTGCAAGGCTCTGAAATAGACTACAAAGACGATGCCATGGGGTCAAGCTTCGTGATCAACAACCCCAACGCACAAACAACCTGCGGTTGCGGAAGCAGTTTTTCACCTTACTAGCAATATTTCCAAACTGCCTATTCCGGTAAATATACAAAAGGAATAGGCGAATGACTCAGCAAATCATCAATATAGGCGCGGCTCCAAACGACGGAGAAGGCGATAATCTACGCACCGCGTTTGACAAAGTAAACGACAATTTTTCTAATGTTTGGGCTCAAGGCCCTGTGGGATCTAATGTACGGATCCAGGGCAACACTATTTCTACTCTGCAGGTCAATCAGGATCTGGTACTGAGCCCAAACGGTGTAGGCAATGTACGTTTAAACAACAACACTATTCCTGGTGCAAACAACACATGGTTTTTAGGGTCATCTACGAATCGCTGGCGTGGACTGTATGTTGGCAATATTGATGCCAATAACGTTTCAATAAACAGCGGATTAACGGTGCCTGGGGATGCTTATATTGGTGGCAATCTCACTGTGGAAGGCGATACCATACAGATTGGCAACATCGTCACTGACACCAAGACCATACAGTTGGCCAACACAGCGGCCAATGCCATCCAGGCCAATGGATCGGGCATCACTGTGGGTG